CAGATAGAAGTCGTACCAACTGTGGATTTTTTGACAACTTTAATAACATTCCTTCCATCAATAGATGTTGTTACAGAACTCACATTTACTCCGATTTCTTTTTCTATAGTTGAGGCTATTCGTAGGTATTTGTTGACATTGACTGGGACTGCAGATGGAGTATCAGATATTGAGATACCAATTTCTTCGTTTCAATGTCGTTTGAAGCAGGGTACACCATCATATCTCCAAGTTACAATCCCTGATGTAAACTATGCAGATGCATTAATGCTAAGATTAAATGGAGCTTTAAGGATAGATATTCAATATGTTACAATGGGAATTGTGCTCCATCGCGTTGCAATAATAGAGGTTGACCTGGAAAGCGTAACACCATATGTGGGTGGTAGAAATAGATCTTTAGTATTAACAGGGCATGGAGTTTCTACATATATACCAAAGACTGTCATTTTAAGCACACCAACATATTCCGGCATGGCAAGGGGAAAACTCCAGTATCGAATAGCAAAGCCAAATACCCAACTCCATCCAGGGGATACTGCCATAATAGATGCTATATCATTTGTAGTTGGTTCTGTGACATACACCGTTCCCTCGGGTGGTTCAGATATGTCCATAGCAGAGGCATGATATGGGAAAAGGAACAATAGTTTCAGAAATAGGGGGTGGGCAATATATTGTTCAAGTAAATTATGATCGCGTGACATATGATGAGGAAATCCTTGCACTGACTAAAAAAATCGCAGAATTACAATTAGAGCTTGCAAAACTGGAGGCTGAGAATTATGGCTGAACAAGATATACTTGATGCAATAGCAGCAGTAAATGTAAAGGTAGATACACTTACTGGCATGGTTACGTCTTTAAACTCAACTGTTGCTTCAATAAATTCGGCTCTTTCTACATTGGCTTCCACAGTAAATGGAATTGTTAGTGACGTTGCAGAGATTTCTGCTGCTATTCCAGTATCCGAAACAGTCATTACCGAGGCGATCATTGCATCCGAGGGAGCTATAGGCTCGGCCATCTCTATATCCGAAGGTGTGATTACTGCAGCAATTGGTGCCACAGAAACAGTGATTACCACAGGGATTGGTGGCACAAATGCAGCAATAGTTGATGTAGACACATCCATTAAAGGAGCAATAACAATATCAGAAACATCCGTGAAGGCAGCAATAACTGATATAGACACAAAGATAACAGCACTACCAACAGATATATTTGCATCTGAAATAGTAATTACAGATGCAATTGCCCTTATGGATGCTACAGTCTCTGGTATAGATACACTAGTTAGTGCACTCCCCTCTGAAATAGCAATAACAATGGCAATTAGTACTTCTGAAGCAGTCATTACAGATGCGATATCTCTAATCAGTGGAACTGATCCTGTTATAACCGAATCCCTCATACCTGCTTTGGAGGCTACTGTTATTTCAATTGATGCATTAAATATATCCACAGGTGTTTTATCAACGGCATCTGATACTGTATCTGATGCCATTGGTGCAGTTATTATTTCTAATGATTCGCTAAAATCATGCATGTGTGATTAATATGACTATCTTGAGTGGAGCATATAGTAATCTGGTAACTTCCTTGGATGCAACAAAAGCCTCATCTGATATTCTATCAGATTTGGATCAGATATTGTATAATGACTTTTTGGCTTTTAAACTTTCGCTCGATGCAAGAGCAGCTTGTGTATCATCCATTGCTCAAACTATCTGTGAATTGCTGACCCAGATAGAAGAGTCTGAGGAGCACTCTGACGGAATTGATGATGTACTCGATACAGATAGGGCTACACCGCCCGATACAGCGCACAAACCTGGAGAAAGTGTTCCAGAATATAGAGATAAGCTTGCTAAAATATCAGTCGATATTGCTTCCACAGAAGATGCCAAACTTAAAAAGTTACGAGATCAGATAATAACATTGAAGATGCAACTTGTATCTATGGAGAAACGAAAATCATATCTAGAAGCCAATATGCCAGAGGATTATGAAAAAAACGCGTGGTGTGCTGATCTTACCAACAATTTAACTGGGGAAGTTGCTACCATTGAAGTTCCAGGGGAGCTTGGGAACTTACAGATTGTCCCTAATTACATACCCCATACATATGATCAAGAAGCAGATGGTATTTTGTTACCTTCTATCACAATGAGTGCAGCTCAAGCTTTTCTAAATATAGCATGCCTACCAGCATGGCAAAAATGGAAGCCAACCTTTAGATATGGCACAATAACCGCTATTGATGAAGACATAGCAGATGTTACTCTTGAAGATGTTAAGTCCAGCCAACAGAGCCTTGGAATCAATCGGACTGCCACATTAACTGATGTGACTATTGAGTACATGAATTGTAATGGGGGTGCCTTTGAAGTTGGCGATGAAGTATTGATAAAATTTACAAATCAAACTTGGGAGACACCAATGATCGTCGGGTTTAAAGACAACCCACAACCTTGCGGTGGGCTTTTTGCTCTATTTCATGTTATTGATCCTGGATCATATCTAAAGGGATTTATTCTTGATCTTATGACTGGGGAGCCCGCTAAGCTTGTTAGCCCAGGAACAGGGCTGCCGCTTGATCAACCCTATAATATGCCTGAATATTCATCCAATGAGATAATTGCTGCAAATAATTTAGTATCGGCATCGATAACAGCCAAAAGTGCTACTACTGGTGTTGATAATAGTCAGCATGGACTGATTGGGACTCATGCTGATCCTACATCAATATGGGAAACAGTCGGGGATACAACAACCCGCACAACAACAGAAACATGGAATGGATATGCTGATTATCAAGAACGTTGGTACAGCTACGATAACTTTCCCGACTTTATACATGATACAAGTTATTTTTGGGGACCAATGAAGACGGGTCAGGAACAGCAAATTGATGTTTGGGTTTCTGGAAATAAAACATTTTGGTCTGACATACGGGACTTTACATTGGATGTAGTTAATGAGCACTTTGAACAGATACGGTTTAATCCATCCGGCCCAGAAACCACGGCATTTTTAGCTACGATTAATGCCCTTGAAAAGAGCATATATCAACACGAATCAAAAGAAACATTATTTGTGAATCACTCTGGGTCTGAAATTGATCCCTATATAAATACGTCTGAAATCATCAGTGGTGAACGAATATGGACTGTGTTCTCTTTAGACGGAACAGAGGAAACACTGACAGTCCCAATTGAAGAATTGGTTAATTCATATGATGAAAATTCAATAAGGGCACAGTATTACATAGTTGATGATTATGGTGTATGTGTCTACTTTGAAGACACTGAGATTATTATTGAAGATCTCGATACAAGCGAAATCATATCCCTTAAAAAACAATCCCTAACCTATACAACAGTAATAGATGAAGAAACATATGAGGTTCAGCAAATTTCAGAGGCTGACATGTATAGCTTATTTGAAGGGACCAAAACTGATACCTCAAATATCGCGTTTCTGGGGATATATGAGAGTAGATAAACTTGAATTATAGTAAGATAATGTGATGAGCAATATGAGTTATGTAATTTTTGGATATTATATTGGAGGCTGATAATGACCCAATGTGGAGACTGTAAAGACCATTCAGGTATTGAGGCTCGTATGAAAAATGCGGAAGGTAAAATAGAACATTTGGAGAGTCGAACAGAGGAAATATTTGAAAGATTGAATCAAATATTGGGGACTGTGCTTGTAGCAGCAGTAGCTGGAATTATCAGTATGTTAATACCCTTTATGAAAGGACAGGCAGGTTAAGTTTTTTTTTTTGATTGGAAAATATTGAATAAAATATGGAACAAATGGAGAGGCAATATGGACATTTTCAAAAAATTATTTTTCTGGATGGGTAATATTTTTAAGAAGGCTTCAAAGACTGCCCTTGGTTCAGTAGTGACCACAATTCTTCCGATTGTTGAGCCACTTGTGATTGCTCTTGAAAGGGATAAATCCCTTACAGGATTTCAGAAAGCTGAGCGAGTGAAGGAAGCAGTTAAATTGATACATGGGGATATAGAAAGCATTGCGATAAATTTGGCAATAAATCTGACTCTGGCAATTATCAGGGAAGGAATAATAACCTGGGAACGTGAATGATGAATATGCAAGAACTCCACAATCAAATAATCAATCATGAGGGATTTAGATTAAAGCCTTATCGATGTTCAGCTGGCAAGTTGACCATTGGAATAGGTCGAAATCTCGATGACCATGGTATCTCTGAAACAGAGGCCCGTTTCTTAATGGAAAATGATCTGGCAGATTGTGTGAAAGATTTGAATGTAATTTTTCCAAATCAATTTCAAAAATTCCCTGATGGAATTCAGCGTGTGCTGATGGATATGAGGTTTCAGCTCGGTGGGGCTGGTTTTCGAAAATTCCGTAAATTGATCCAGGCAATAAGGGGAGGGGATCTAAAGGAAGCAATCGTGCAAATGAAAGACTCTCGGTGGTACCACCAAGTGACAGTCCGGGCAGAAAATTTGATAAAAATTGTTCAAGAATACTGTTAAGGAGGTGATTTTATGACTGTGTGATAGATTTTAAAAGTAATAAATGCAAACCTTTTAATTGGAGCAATACATGACAAAATTAGGCGAAACGCCGGAAAATGAAGAAAAGGAATCCAACATGACTGGAATCACAGCAGAAGGCTACACAACTAATGAGATGTATGACAGAATCAACTATAGTGGACGTGGTGGTTATGGTCAGTTTGCTTCACCCTCTGCGAATGCTGTTCGGATTAATAGAAATTCTGACATCACAAAATTGGGCATTGACAGGATCTCGGATCAAAACGAGCAAACCCGCAGAGATATGGGTGAATCTCGGATAATGGATAATATTACCAACGGGCACGCTGGCATCCGTGATGTCCAGATCAATGGTGAATTCCGCAACGCCGACAGACTCCGTGATATCGAGCGTGAAATGAATGCCAATGCCAGAGCTGCTGCCGATTGTTGTTGCGATACTCAAAAAGAACTCCTGAGAATGCAGGCGCTCAATGATAAATGTTGTTGTGAAACCCAGAAGCTTATCATTGAAAAAGCGGCAACAACTGATGCTTTGATCCGGGCTGTTGAGGGTCGTGCAAATCTGGACAAGCTTGCAGAAGCAAGGGCAGAAATTGCCTATCTAAGGGGCCGTAGTCATCATCATTGAGGTTGTTCTGGAGGGTTTCGTGAAATTGACGAAAGCCAAGGGAACTCCGCCGGGAGCGGAAGACCCGCGCCGGAAGGCCAACACAGATGCGGTGAGCCAGAGGATGGAGATGTAATCAATATCGATATTGATGTGAATACTGATTCTGATTCGAACGTGCAGGGAACAATAACCAGCACAGCAAGGGCAAATGCCACTGGAGGATCTTCTGAGAGTGATGGTGGTCCAGAAGAAAAAGTCATCATGTGCCATAGTGGGCAGACAATTGAGGTTGCTCAGTCAGCGGTTCAAGCCCATCTTGATCATGGAGACACGCTCGGGCCATGTGAAGAAGTGATCCAGTAATCTAAACTAAACCAGGGGGTGGACGCACCCCCTTAAAAGGGAAGAATTATGTCGGACAAGCCAGAATTGAGATGCACTTGTGACCAATCAATGCAGCCAGACCAATATATTTTAGCACCATGCCCTATTCATGGATTGGGATCACAAACAACAGAAAAACAGTATGGTGCCGAGCATGCGGTTATAACAGACTCCCACTTATCATCAAAAGAGGTTGAATTCATGTCTGGATATCGGTTTAAGTGCTCTGCATGTGGGGAACATTCTGTCATGCACTACATGAGATTTTGCCCTGCTTGTGGCATTCCTTTAATGATTCAATCTGATTTTGTGAGAGAAATAATCAGACAGATGAATGCCAGGGGGCGAGCAAAGATGGTAGCAAATCCAAAATAAAACACAGGGAAATAATAAATGGGAACTATAGAAAAGGCATCAGATGTACTTTTGGCTGTTGAACAGCTCAAGGATGAAATACAAGGTATTGGTGCATATAAAAAAATATATGAGGGGGCTATTTGCCCTGAGCTTAAAAAAATTGCAGAGCAACATCTTGCTGGAGAAAAACAACATGCATTACATTTGGCTGCGTGGATACATAAATACATTGAAACTGCATAGTCCACCAAAAAAACCAGGCCTTATTTTGATTAATCCTTCTAATCAAAATAAGGCATGTTAATTTACTCCCGTGTTGGTTTTGTTATTGTGTCAAAATCTTCTTCTGTCCAATCATCAGGAGGCAATCCATAATCACTTTCATCTTGGTATATATTTCCTGATATGGGGCCTCTATATAAGCCCTGTGATGATGAAATAACCCCCCATATTGTTTCATATGGTAATAACCATCCCTCTGATATCAACTCTATCTCAAGAACATCTATTGGGACACCAGAGCGCTTAAAAAGAGTTTGGCCAGAAATTGGCAAAAGTTCAATTTCTCCTTTCATTCTGTGCCAAGATGTGCAGCGTATGCCTTTGGAGCGTATCCTCTGGCGGAGGGTCTTATGATTATGAGTCATTTTTCCATTATATCGGGCTATAAAAGAAAGCATCTATTCCCCCGTCGGTTTCGCAAATATGGCCTTCTGCCACCTATTCTGTTCATGTTTTACCATTTTCATGTGTATCCTGTCAACTATATCATTATAGTCCCACCAGATTGGTGTGTTGCCAGCTAATTTAAACGCGTGATTAACAGCATGGAGAATCCTCGCTGTTCCCTTTTGTGTACCATCGTCAATGAAGGATTCAACGAAATCCTTCCTCTTTTTATCGATCTCTTTTCTATTATTAATGACCTGTGGTATTTTCGCGTGGTGTTGTTTAAATCTCCGGCAATACATCACCCATGCACCATTCACATCCTCCCAGGTTTTAAACATAGGTGCAGGCAAAAGCAAAGCCGTCTCAAATACGAAAGCTTGAGAAATCCAGAATTCCACAGGGACATTAAAATTTACTTGTCCCTTTTTGAAGTTTGGATCATGGTCAGCTTTTTTCGCATTTTCCAAAAAAGCTGTATAAATACGATTATCTTTCAACCATCGATCAAGTATTTTTCTGGTAGGCCCATTTTCGAAATTATCCATTTATATGTCCCCATGTTTTGTTTGATCCCATTCATTCATCATGTCAGCTACAATGCCCAAAATCTGATTAACCTGAGCCTGCTCTTTAGTATTCAATCCTCCATTTGTAAGTGTGATGGGGAGGCGCTTTTGTGTGGATGTCAAGATGTATTTACAAAAATTTCGTGTTCTTGCTTTCAATTGATTTTTTGTCATAATACTTCTTCCTTTTATAATCCCAGCTATATGTTCCGGAAGATAGAGGGCGCAAGGGCATTTCTTGTATCTATGTGCCAATCACCAGAACTGATATTGATTTCAGGCAAAGACCCCTGTATTGTTTCCCACATTTTATACCTTAACTGATTCGTAGGATTTCCTTCTCCTATATGTGAACCCAAGGTAGAGCGTCATCTTCAGGTATAAGATGACGCTCTACCTTGGGTTCATCTTATACCTCCTTAGGAGCCCGAAAGCTCCTGTTTTTGTTATTTAGGTTCCTTGTAATATTCTTTGCCTCCACGCTTCAAATTCCGAATTATTGCCTTGTCAACCAACTCCCTGCATGGAACGATAATCCACAACCATAAGCCGTCAAGTTTTCCAGTGCACATAGAGACAGCATCAACCCCCCACCATTCAGCTGTATGGTCAGTATAAACAGGTTCGCCATCAGTATAATGGATGGAAGTAAAATGCTCATGGACTGGGATTTTACCACTCTTACCTATTATTTTCCCATTGCCATTGAATTTTAAATCTCCAACTTTTCTTCCCCTCACTTTCAATTTTAAATCATATTCAAATATTTGCATCACAACCTCCCCATTCAATGGGGCCGGAGCCCCGATTTATCCTTGTTTGTTGTTTTATCATTAATTTCAAGAGTAATATACATGACCATACTAGATGTGTCAACAAAAATCCTAGAGATAATAAAAAGAACACAATGATATTGAGATCAATGTGTTCTTTTTATAGCAAAAATTATTTTTTAGATTTCGTCATCTTGTCCCTTTTTAGGGAGAGCAATGGGAGCAATGGGGGCTCTCATCGGGCATTGGGTGTTATGGAAATCATTGGACAGGGCCAAATATCCAGCTGCATCCCGATAATTATCTTCATTGTGGCATTGTCCCCCCATCCGGGCATGTTTGAACAAACTCAACATCTCGCAAACATGACTTTTACTTAATTTTATTTTTATCCCAAAGTTGATATAAAAAAATGCCTCCCAATACATTCCTATGTGTTTAAATGAATCCTCTGGTTTGCCATGTTTTGATACCCGTTCCCCGTTAATAACTTCAAGGGCTGATTCAAGGATTTTACCACGTACTTTTTCATTCATATATCATATTCTCCCGATTGGAGTTCCATTTGAAATTCCTTCTGTATTTAAAACATAGTTAAAAAATGCCCTTACAAATGCATCCCTGTCTACATAAGACATCCAAAACTCCTTATCCTTTTCAAATCGATTAACTACCTTTGAAAATCCAATTTTTTCACCCCTTGTCTGGTCTTTCCGTTTTCGTTCGATGATACAAAAATCCCTAAGGAGCTCAAGGCTTTTTACCATATTTTTTTGTAATGCCTCAAGGGGGGCATATTTAATATCTCTTAGCACAGTATGTGCCATCTCCCAACGGAATGTTTTATAAGTTGCAAAAATCATCTGTCCATCCATACGGACCCTTAGTTTATATTTGGTTGACATTTGTCTAATCTCCACCCCTTAAAACGTGGTTGTCTCATTGATCCAGTTTTTGTTTTTTCCTTGTATTCCAGTTGTGCTAATTTGCCCTTAAATTCCTCCCGATTATCCCATATATAGTTCCTCGTAATCTGGTTATAATCATCACCCCGAAGACCGTATTTTTTTATTACTTTATTCCTTTCATTGAGAGACAAATCAGACCAAATCTTTTCAGCAAATCCGGTTCCAACATTGACCCTCCGCCCCCCAAAATCTACAATGATGTTTCCCAATGTCTCTTCAAGTTTCCCCTTTCCCCTAATGAAATCAACCACGAAACATTCAGCTGACTGGACGGGTATCAGCCTACACCAGTCATATGATCTGCAGTCACGATATTGATGGTCCATGGAGTACACCACCAATCCCTCATCCCCCTGTGACAATGCTAGATCATAGAATAACATTAATTCATCTTGTGTATGGCATATCATATGGGGAATTATTTTAATGTGTTTCGTTCTGGTTATATTTAAATCCATAAACCGAAAACGTTCTTTTTTATCTCCATGATGTGATGGTGCATCAAACAACCACAATTCAGCTGATGGTACCTCCTCTGAATTCCGAATCAAACCAGATGAGCCATCAAATTTCATGCCCGGCACACACATTTCTCCGTCAAGATCAAAATCATATATCTCAAGCTCATCCCGTATATGGGAGAACCCGACGAATTTTTGACCAGACCTGGTGTATAAATTGCCGTTTGATATACGACAACGAACCCCATCCTTTTTAATGGCAGCCATTACTGGGTATGATATTTTTTTCCAGTCAATGTTTTTACACAGCATTAATGGCGGTTTGTCACTCTTATCATATGTGAGGGGAATCAAACCTGGATATGCACAATTGATGGTTGTAATGCCCGTAGAAAGCCTTAAATCCTTGTTTAAAATGCCTTTGAGGATTTCCCCGTCCGGTGATGTCAACGATTCAATGGTGTCCAATGCCACGTCTTTTGCGTCATCACCGGACAGTATACGTAGGCTCAATTCTTCCAGAATAATTTTAATGTCCGGTTTGATTTGACCATTGCCCATTAATGATCGTTTACCCTCACCTACAGCTGTGTCTGGGATCGTCAAATAATAACGTTTAAATGGGTTATATGCATAAAAGAAAATATCCCCCCATTGTGGGTTCTGCCTCATAGTTTTGATTTTTTCTTTTTTTTTCATGTTGGCCAGGGATAATAATTTTTTCATAATTTTCTCCGTACTAAAAAAGGGGGGTGAGTATAGGAACAGGGAAAAAATAACCCCCCCCGATTGGGTTATTTTTTCCTTGTTCCTATACACACCCATTCCTCGTGATTCAAGAGATTCGCATTTTTTCTTTTTGCCCATGCATCCTCTGTTTTTGCTCTCCATGTAAAAATACGACCATCCTTAGTTGTTTCAAGTTTTCTATTTTTTAATCCCTGTGAGTTTTTCATGTTTGTTTTCCTTTTGTTTAGTGTATTTTTTTTTTAACCAATTAAATACACATTACCGGAGTTAATTAGCTTTGTAAACCCTTATTTTCACTTTTTTGAAAATAAGGGCTTTTCAGCTATTTTACAATATTAGTTACGGTTACTTTGTACTCAATTTTCCATGCCCATTTTGTACGTTTCTTTTCGGTTTCAACTGTCGGAGGAACTTTGTCAACTCGTTTGCGGAGGCGTCGTCTCAATTTCATGGGGCATACCCCGAGTTCATCTGCCAAGTCCGTTATTGTGAAAATATCCACATCTTCAAGGGTTTCCAGTTCAGATGTGACTGGATTTCTATGAGTTTCCGGGGTTTCTACTGGGATTCCATTTGGTTTGAGATCCATCAATGCATCGACCAATGTATCAATTTCTTTAGGAATGGTGACAGATTTTTGCATTTCTTCAGTTGAAAATTGTTTTTCTTTTTCCGGAACAAACGAGGCTCTGATCTCTTTGCTTTCCGGGGTGCGGATGGGGATGTTCTGGAGGTTAGGCCCAGATCTGCTCAGCCGTCCTGAGGGTGTAGATTCAGATTTGTTACCAGTATTAGTTTCAATTTTTTCTAAACCGATATCGACTTCCAGGATTTCTATGTCTTTCAACATGGCGGTTTTCGATTTCGGGTTTTTGAGAATTGTCAGGCCTTTAAACTTACGCAGTGAATTGAGTCGTTCCAAAAGCTGGGTTGCAGTTACAGTTGTTTTTTTCATGTTGTTTCTCCTAATGTATGGTTAACATATTTAATTGGGTTATTCCATCAAGCAAGTACAGTATAGTTCAATAGAAATGGGATGTCAAAAGATTTCTTTAAAAAAAATGTGAAATTTCTTTTCTCTCTCGCATGTCTCTGACTTTATTATACTTTATTTTCAGTCTGTCCAATAAATAAAACCGTTTCCTCGTGGTAGATTCAACAAATAAATATTTTAACAGCTCCCCCTCACTTAAAAGATCAATTTTTTGTGATAATTTACTCCATGAGGACAAATTATCATGAATATCATCTCGTTCGGATGTGTTAATCTCCCCAGCCCTTATCAATTTTGCTTTCATATTCACCTACTTATGATATCGTTTCGTTTCAAATCCGGCAGCTTTCAAAGGCAATCCCTCCCATACTAAGGAGCGGTTTGCCATGACCTTATTAATAAGCTCGATTGAGATACCATCAGATATGGGGGACTCAATGACCACTTCGTCATGTACGGTTAAAAATATTTTATGCCCCATTGCCATAAGGTCAGCCTGAGCTTCCATCAATATCTCCCTGGCGGTTCCTTGTGTGGCGTTCTCCGCGTATCGGCCTGGGGATATACCCACCCTACCCCACTTTTTTGTCCGGGGATTTATCCCACTATGTGTAACTGTAACTGTGGTTCCCCATGGTACTTCAACTTCCTCCAAACACGCTTCTGGATAACAAATAGGTTTTCCATTGGGGAGGATCATAAATAAATACCCTTCGTGGTGCATAAATTGGATGGCGTTATAAGATGTGATTTTTCCACGATCTTGTGTAGCTTCTTCAGCCGCAGCTTTGAGTCCATACCACAAATCTACCACATGGCTGTATTTATCCCGAAAAACGTTAATGGATCGTTTGGATTCTTCCATTGTTATGTCAAAACCACGGGCTTGACAATCGGACATAAATTTCTTGTGACCCATGCTAAAACCACAACCTAAAACGACTAATTTTCCATGTCTCCGCATCTCGGATTCTTTATCGATCTCATTATAGTCAAGATTGTATAAATCAGCAGCCATGTCCGTGTAGAGGCAAAGTCCACCATCTATTTTTTCTAAGATATCCATTTGTTCTGCAAGCCAACACACCACTCTGTTTTCTACAGAGCTATAATCTGATACTAGCATTTTGTTCTTCAAGTCAACACAAATGCTCGGACGAACCAGGGCTGAAGCTGTATATAATAAGTCATCATGTTTTTCAAGTAAATCAACTAAGGATCTACGTTTAAATAATTCTATTACTTCTTCTACATTCGGCACACTTGCCCGAGGCATATTCTGGGGCTGGATAAGTCTACCCCCCTCCCTCCCCGTGCCTGCTTTATGATACTTTAAACAGCCCCTCACACGACCATCTGGACTGACACTCTCCAGAATCTTTTTAAATTTCTTTATGGAACTTTTTCCGGCAAGGCTACGGATTTCAAGTAGATTTTTCACTTTTGGGAATTTTTCGATCTCAGGATCTGCCAATGCTTTATCTATTGTGTCAGCTGTAAAGTCTGGGAGTTCATATCCAAGTTCCTCGCACCATTCCCGAATTTTTGCACTCTGACCAATGGTTTGAATTCGTCCCCCAGTTATTATAGGGATAAGTTCGCTGACCTCTTCCAAATATTCGTCTATCATTTCGGTTACAGACTGGACCAACTCTACGTCAACTGGAATTCCGATATCATTTTTTATTAACGTGTTACGCCATACATCTAATTCACTGCCCTCAATTTCCCATGGAAACTCATTCAGGATATTGCGCTCCGTCCTGACATCTTGCTTACAATATTCGTACATCTCAAAGAACAATTCCGGGTGGGTATCTGGAGTAAAACGTTTATGGGGATTTTTCTTGGTAATTTTTTGTGGACTGCATAATTTTTGTATAAGATATTTTCCACGTTTATCTTTTTGTTGTTCGAGGCCCATAGCCAACGCACACTTCTCAAGGGATATTGGCCAGGAAAAATATGCAGACATGGCTTGTGTATCCCTCCATTGTGAAAAGGGTACCTCAGGCCAGTTCAGTTTTGGGATACACACGTATTTCCATATTGCGTACTCAAATGCCGTATTGTATGCATATACCAGGGCACCCTCCTCAATCGCGTTAAAAAGAGTCACTGGTGGACTATCACCAGCAATATATATCAAGGGGGCGGCATCCCCCAATGCATAGGATAAACAAATAACCTCCGTGGAACTGTCTTGAGCATAGCGAAATGCTCCTACTTTTTTTATATCTTTCTTAGAAAATGTTTCAAAATCAATGTTAACCTTCATATTTTACCTTTTTAATCCCCATGCATTTTGCCATATCTTCATAAAGGGAGGATACTTTATACCCCTCCAGGTATATGATAGTTTCAATACCATAACATATCAAAAGTTTAGTACAATGTCCACAGGGCTCTGTGGTGCAATATATCGTAGTACCCTTGAGTCTTGAATTACCAGCCAAAAATATCGCATTGGCTTCAGCATGTATCGCTGGGCATTGTATCAATTCCTCACCTGATCTTTCCCGTAAACAGACCTTACAGTGAGGATATCCTGGCGGGGGGCCGTTATAACCAACGGAGATAATGTGCTTTCCGTCAGTTATAACAGCTCCCACGTTACGAGATAGGCAGGGAGAACGTTCAGCAATTATTTTTGCCATATTCATATAGGTTTCGTCTCTTCCTGCTCTATCCATTTTCTACCCCTAA